TGGGAATTCACTCGTTATCATGCAGAAATCAAAAAACAAGAAAATAATAATTGTTAAGAAGAAAGCACGTTTTGAATCTAGCTTACCTCAAAACGGCGACAGCGTTTCAGTACCTCCGGTACAAAATGATTACCCAACACCGCCACCACCAGCACAGTTGGAGGATAATCAGCCGATTAAGACTACGGCAGCTACTAGTCCAGATGCAGTATCCACTGCATCGCAAACGGATGGTGATATAGATGACCTTTGGGCTAACGCATTAGTGAAAGCCAAGGAGATTCTTAGTAAGCCCACGGAAGAGAGCCCCAAGATCTTAATAACATTGCCATCTATTGGAATGATATGGAGATTTTGGCGTTACCTATATGGGGAACGAGTTTCGACGCATGTTGAAACAGAAGCCATAGCCGTAATCCAACAGCAAAATGAGGAACATTTTGAAGTCTATACTGACGATAACCAACCAACCACAAAAAGGAAACGACACAATTGTGTATCAGAAGTCGTAACCTTATGTAAAATTGCGTTACCAGGTATAGCTGATAAAACCAAGGCAAATACGTTAGTTGCGCATAGGTTCATCTACCAGACTCTTATGGAGAAAGGTGTGAGACCACAGCACATCAAATATATTTTACCTATGGCCCTCAAATTGGTATTCATCCAGGATGATGCCGAAGTTGCCGCGAGTCAATTTGCTAACACTCGTGCATACGTCAACAGAGTTGACCTTCAAGATACTGTATGGTATACCAGAGGGTCTCCTACTCCTTGGAACTGGTTTGGATCGCAAAGATTCGAACCAGTAACAAGGAACTGTTGATGGGGCCTAGCGGCGTTACCCGGAGTGGTTTGTGATTTATCACAAGCTCCTGACCATTCCGATCTAAGGGTAACAAAGTTAGGGCACCGAAAACGTAAGCTTCGAAAACTTTTCTGCTTCACTGGTCTGTCTCATGAAGTAAGATATGAAGTTTACAATAATACAATCGACGCATTAGAGCGTGCGGTGAAGGAACGGGTGTTCTACATAAAAGTCGATGGCGACTATGTAGCACCCCCAGTCCCAAGCACACAGGAATTTGAGTCCACCATCGGCGACTTCCGTGTTGCTATGAA